TCTTGGCGTATCTTGGCAAATGCGTTCCATCTTTCTACTATAGAAACTAAAGGGTAGTCACCACTATCCCTTAATCTCTTTAGCGTTCTTTGTGTCGGACTTATTGCCATCTTTTATCCCTTCAAATTGTTGGTTATTAGGCTTTTGCCCAAAGATTCTATCCCAGTTGTCTTGTAACTTTTTATCTGTTACTAATCCTGCTGGTCTTCTGCCACTACCTTTCCCCATCACAGCTCCTTTTCATTTTGCATGCGTCAATAATATATTTATGTTTAAAGTCTTCAGGTAAATTTATGTTTTCTTTATGTAAACATCGTGTTTCTTTTGGTGTTTCAGGTATATGGTTTTTTATATACTCATGAGCTTCAACGCACGATTTAAAAGTGCCAACGTAATGTTCTGCAAGGCAACAACTATTATTACCAGCCTCATTACCTATTGCTACCATCAATATAAATTCAGCTACCATTTAAAAATCTCCTGATGTAAGAACCTTCCCTGTAATCTCGTGTCTAATAGTGAACTGCTTGCTGTTATAAGTCATAATAAACAGCCACCCATCATAATAAAACTCTTTCTCTTTCCATTCGTCATTCTCCACTTTTTTCACTCCAGTTTACATATACAAATGTTTCACACTTTGGGCAACTAAAATTACTCATAACTAAATATTGTTTATCGTCCATATCATCTTCGTTATCATGGTCACCCCCCCATATCATTTCTACGTCCTTACATTTTGGGCAATTTATCATTACTACAATGTCCTTTTATATTAAACTCGCCTATTTCTGTATAGGTCTTACACCACCATTTCTTTGCATGATATATCTTGGCTGGATTACCACAGATATGGCAAACAGGTGATTTAGGAACTTTTATTAGTTTTACAGATTCCATAGTGTTCCTTGTTCATGTCAGTCCAGTTAAAGTAACACCACCACTTTTTGCCCTTGTCCATGTACATAGCTTCCTTGCCACACTCATCACAATAGAAAGGCTCGCCATACTTATATATCTCTTGCTTTTTAGTCTTCGTCATGGAGTGGGTCATCTATCCATTCATCGGACTGTACTCTTGCTTTTATTGCAGCTATGTTTTCTAAATACACATCAAGCTCTCTCCCTGTGTACCACATTTGCTTTTTGCACTCTACTGCACAATTTTCATTCCACTGTAATTCACTTAATCCTTCCGTTTCTTTGTAACCTCTACGCTCTAAATACTTGTATTGGTCTCCCTTCATCTTACCAATATACTCTTGTTGAGTTAATTTTTTTTTCATTATGTCAATGGTTTCTAATCCACCACGTTTATAATGCTCTGGATTTATTTTGTCGCTCATCTTCTTTCTCCTTACGTTTTTTATGTATATTTTCAATGGTACTTCTTACTCTGTCTAAAGACAGGTTACTTAAACTGCAACATAACTGTAACATCTCATCATCATCAGTATACAGCCATTCTAACGCATAACGCTTGTCGCCTACTTTGTTTTTCAACGTAATAGGTTTGCCTTTTTGCGTAACATACCCATGTTTATTAACTCTTGCTTTAAACTTTTCTTCTGCTTTTAAATCTTTTTTAGTTGGGTCATACAAAGCGTCTACGATTGCTTGAGTTAAAATTGCCTTGTAAAGCCTAATGACATTCTCCATCTTTTCTGCATTAGGCATATCAAGCATATCAGATTCTTTCAATTATTTTCCCTTTATACTGGTGCGAAATGGTATATCTCTTATATCAATACACTCTTTCTTTGTCTTTAAAAAGACATTGCCGTTGGCTTCTATGCTTTCATAAAGATGAAAGTTTTTTCCATGACAATGATAGTTCTTGTGGTGTGGCATAGTATTGACAGCTATTGTTATTAAGCTACCAAGAAATATTACAACACTTAAAATTCCTAAATGCTTTTTAGTCATTTTCACTACTCCTATATAATACATAAATCCTGTTGTTTAAACAATGTATCACTTATAATAGAGCCTTGATTAACCAATAAGGACTACTACTATGTGGACAAAACCATCAGCTACAGAAATGCGTTTCGGCTTTGAAGTTACAATGTATGTAATGAACAAGTAATACTTGTAATACACTTACCCTCAAGTTCTCAATGCAAGCTAGCCTAGACCTATTCCAAACTAACTTAACCTTGAGGGCAGTGTAACCCCTAGTACCTCTTAAAAAGGTATATCTTCTGCTACTGCTTCTTTAGCTTGTGGCACAGAACCAGATGATGCACCTTGACTTTCTCCAGTATAAAACACTCTTGTATTACCTAGTATGACACCTCTATCTCCAGCCTCACGCTCTTCTTGAGTAGTAGATTGGGTAATCATACCATTGTTTTCATACTCGTCTTTCTCGTCCAAATTAACAAAGGTGGTAATGTTTAAATACATACCTTTTTCACCCTTAATTAGTTTAGTCTTATCAATCTTACTTACATTTATACTTCCTGAAATTCCTACTGTTGCCATTAGTTACTCTCCTTAATAAATTTAACTGAATCCTCAACCTCTGTTACAAAGTCTTGGACATCTTTTTCTAGACGGGTGATTAAGTCGTCATCTCTCTCTACTCTAACTATGAGCATTTTTTGTTCTCCATGAAAATGAGGGTGATAACATACAAAGTCACACCACTCTCTTTCGGGCATACAAGCCATTTGCCATTGCATTTGATGTACCCATTTACTTGGAATCTTTCTTGTCATTAAAATTTCTGTGTGCGTTGTAGGTGTTGGACACTTAATCTCAATTAGACCGTTTAAACCAACTAATCCATCAGGGCTAGCACCAGACATATTAACTGTTGGGTGGTCAATAAAACCTATCTCGGTCACATCCACACCCTTTAATAACTCTTTCTTATCTATATACAAGTCCCTTGCTTCATCCTCGTGTTCAGTACCCCACCGCATTGCGTCATTAACAAACACAGGTACATTTTTGTTAGTTAGCAATTCAGTAATGAGTTGAATACGATACTTACGCTTGTAAGTAGACTCGCCATTCTTTACCTTAACAACAACATTGTCTATGTTAGAGGCAGTTACTTTGCCTAGCCTTGCCTGAAACCACTCTTCGCTACGCTGTTCCATTGCTTTTCTCCAATGATTTCTTTAATCTTTCTTGTCGCATAACTTCTTTTTCATGCTCTTTTATAAGGTCTGATGCTATTAAAATTCCTTGATACACACCTATATTAAAAGACTTATCTTTATCATGTGGTTTGGCTAAAAAATCCATGTATATATTTTTCCTAACATATTTAACAATCTCGTTAGTTGCTGAATCCTCTAAACTATTTATTAAATCTTTAGTATTAATGTCCATCTTTTTCCTCCTTTACCTTCTTAATGAAAGGGGTAACTAACTTTCTGTCAGCTCCGTCTAGCGTATTAAAATACTTTCTAGCCTCATCTATACCTTGCTCATTAAAGATATTAGTAATGCGTTCTAGCACGTCACCTTCAGGTAAGTCTTCACCCTGATATATGTACAACCCTAAACCATGTAACGCTATGGCTTTAGCCAGACATCTTTGCATAGCTTTATTTAAGTCATTGGAATCAGGATTTTTTTTAGCTTGATTCTTAAAATCCATTACTGACATCTGTGCAGTCATATCCTTACCAAAAGCATGGACAGTACAGAATACCATCATACTTCCGTCAGCCATAATCGTAGGAGGTTCATATCTCCATGTGGCAGACTCATCATTTTGCAATAATATATCTACTGCCCATGCCCATGACAAGTAAGTAAACTGACCTTTCTTTTCAGTGTGCTTACTAACATCTATCTTTCTTAACTCTTGGTACTTACTCATTTGGATTCCCCATATATCTCATTAAATTTTTGTATTTCAGCGAATAGATTAAACTCACCCCTTACTGCTTTAGTTAATGCTTGCAGTTGTGTGCGTTTCTCTTCTTTTTCTATCTCTGAATATAGTTCGTGTAGTTGTTCTTGTTGCTCTAGGTCTGCTTGATTAGTGTCAAGTATGTATTGGTTTGTTTTCATTTTATCTTCCTTATTCTTAAAGGTTAATTAATATTACAGCTTTACTATACCAGTTCAATTTTATTTGTCAAACTTTTTATTTACTTCGTCCCAGTC